CCATGTTATGCGCGAAGTTGCGCCTCCAAATGTTGTTGGTTAGAACCCGAGGGTTTCGAACCACCAATCATCCTGCTCCCGTCCTAGATAGGAGCAGGCGTGTGAGTCTTGACTCACACGGGTTTTCGTCTCACGACGAAGGGATAGCGGTTGTCCGGAGCTCGCGCCCCGGAGAAACGCCAAGTACTCCACCTGTGTTCGCAGGGGATGCTCGAAGTCGTCACTGACTGGGGTGGTCCAAAGACCTTTACCCAGCCAAGTGCCGTATTCGGGCACCCACACAGTATGTGGACTCGCCATAAACTCATCGTGCTGTACCAGGAATCCCGTGTTGAACGGTACCTTGGTCGGCCGATGGAGCTCAAGGAACCTGCAGTGCGCAGGTGCCAGTTCCTTAAGTGCCTGGGTAACCCCACCAAATTGATCGGTGGACCCGAAGCACTTGAAGTAAAGCGAGTTGTGGAAGTTGACCAGTTTGGTCAGGGAATCAACCCTCTTCCGCATGTACACAGGAGTTACATCCTGTCCCCGTACCCAGTCGGCACCGCAGGATTCGCGGAACGGGCCGTGATAGAAGCTCTTGTCACGGTTAACCCGAAAGCCGACATATTGAAGTACCTCCGTTACGAGAAGGGCGATATTTTGCCTTACGATGATGTCATCGCCGTAGACCGAAATCTGCGGACGCTGACCCATCACCTTACAACAAGCTGCAGAAATCGCAGCGAATATTAAGGTCTCTAACGGGAAGCAAAAGCCGTTGCCCATACTGCAGAACTTTTCATAGCGTCTCACGACGCCATTCAGCAGGTAAGATGGGGAACGTGTCGCGTCAAGCAACACGAACCACTCAGGGGGAAGGAGACGACGGACCAGTCCAATGCTAATGGAATCACTAGCGGCGGAGAGGTCAAGCGTCACAAAGGGGTCCCTCATTACTTCCAAGGAACCCCACTTCGCCCACTTCTGGTTTCTTGTCTGGTCGGAAAGGTCGATCCGAAACCGTGAATGCTTCAAAAGCTCACGGATATAGGTGTCGATCCCCTTCTGGACGAAGCCATTGAGTAGCGGCTCAACCGCGATAGCCCGGTGGGTTTTCGCAGTCTTGGGTACAAACGCAATCATATTGTGGTGAACGTACCTGATTTTTGAGGAGAAATACTCGACAAACTTTCGTTGGTCAAAGCATGTCAACCCGTTCCTCTCTTCGAGGAACAAGGCCGCGACATGGGGGTTAGCCCACATCGCCTCAAAGGCGTAAGGCGCGCATGTAGGTGTCACAGACCAATCCTCGGCGAATAGTTTCCTGCCGATGTTGGTTGCATCACCGTGAACACCAATGCTCGCGCCCCCACTAAAATCGCACTTTTGATAGATCTCTGTTAGCCTCGGGGTCTCCCCTAAGACGTCAAGTATTTCGCGTCGGGCAACTTCCAATATTTCAGAAAGGAACCTTCTACGATCGTCGGGCGCATCCCTGCGCAGCAACGAAAAGATCCTAAACTTCAAGTTGACACGTTTGCAGCGATGTTCGGCTGCTAGAAACGAGGAGACCGCCTTTTCCTCCGGATTTAGTCCAGATTCTTTCGGCAGAAACTCAAACTTCTTGAAGAGAGCGATAAACTGCTTTCTGACCAGGTATGCGTGATCAGCCGGAATTACTTCTGTGTCCGGGGGCAGGGGGTCTTGGGCGTCAGCCCAAGTCATCAGGGACTTCCAATTCCGGGCTCGGAGAGCCCCGTCGAGGAAGTCGTAGTCCTGGTGAAACACCCCGTAGCGGTGCTTGTTCAGCATCCCCCGCATGGCCGTCGTCACGACGGCCACCGGGTGTGGTTGCCAGCGCTTTGCGCGCGGCTTCCTGTGAGTTTCCATTACGGAAATCCTCCAAAGCGTGGTTACGCCCCAAGTCTGGGCGCAATACCATCAAGGCAACTAACATAGCCACGATGGTTAGGACGGCATTCACGATTAATATTTCAAATCGTGATTGATAGCCACAGCAGTACCGACCGCGCCGCCAATCAAGGCTTCGTGGTCGTCAATTACTGCTTGGGCATCGGCCGCGGCCACGCCAACAGGAATCGACACGTTCGATTCGATGATCACGGTTTTGTATTCCGTGCCAACGAGGAACGCGCGAGACGTCTTAAGAGACGATTTTGCCACACCCTGCGACTGGGAAGTCGCCTTCGGGGGGGTACGCTTCAGGTCGATACGATCGGTAACGGCAAAGGTCTGATTAGGACCAGCGTAACGGACCGCATTCTGGTTGATCTGAGCATCCTCAGAGTAGGACTTCGTGTTGACAGTGATTGTCATGGATTTCTCCGTTTGGTTAGTATAACTTTCGACGCGCTGACTTGGCGCCGAGGAAGTTAGAGGTGAATAGACCAAGTGCGTCCCAGCCCCTGTTGTTACGGAGGGCATGGACGATGTCGAGTTCCACCGCAAGGGTGGGAGGCGCGACACTAGGAGACCGAGATTTGGTCAAGTAAAAACCTCGATCAACACCATTCGGATGACGTTGCGTCACCCATCCAGCTACCGGTAACCTTGCTGCAACAGCATGACGCTCAACCTCGTGAGTAATCTCGAGTTTGGTCCATGCTGCAAGGATAGTGGTACCATATTTTGGCGTAATGGCCTGGATATAATCGCCGACGTTAACGAACCAATCAACGACGAACGAAAACGGGATCAATTCCCAAGCGCTCGAGGGCAA